GTACAAATTCGTCCTTCCAGTCGTTTTTTTGATTGTCTGCAATCTTTCCAGAAAATTCTATTTCACCTCTTTTCATTTTTTCAATATGAAGAAGTTTAGCTTCTGACATTGCAACGTCAGCTGCTTTTTTATTTTTGTAAATTTCTAGTCCAGCCTTAAAACCTTGGCCTAAAAGTCCCCACGGAAACATATTAGTACCAAGTTGCTGATCTTTTTTTCTCTGCTAGAACTTTTCCTTGACCTTGAACCATATCTTTTTGAGATTCATTTGGTTTTGTCATCTTAACTTCTTTGATTTTCTCACAAGAATAAGTTCCTGACATTTGTTTTTTGTTTTTTTTCATATTAGCCTCTTTTTTTGCTTTTACCTGCTTGAGAAAGAGCAATTGCAATCGCTTGTTTACGACTTTTTACTTTTTTACTACTTTTCCCAATGTTGAGTTCACCTTTTTTGAACTCTTTCATTACTTTTTTAACTTTTTTCTGTGCTTTTGTCGACATTTATCTATCCTTTTTAAGTTGCGCCGATAAAATTGTCTTTTCTATCGACGTATCAGCTCTTAATCTAGCCAATTCTTCGTTTTGATTTAACTTTTGTTGTGTAGTTGATTGATTCATCATTGCTCTCATTCGATCTAAGTTACTTCTATCTTGATCAGCTTTACGTTTTCTATCATTTTCTTGTGCTTGAAGGTCTAATTCTCTTGCTCTAAGTTTAGCAATAGGATCATTATCAAATTGAGAAGTTATTTTTTTCTCTTCGTTCATAAATTCTTCCATCATATCAGCAATCAACTGTGCTTTTCTTGCTTCAATCTTTTCAGAAATCATTTTAATTTGCATTTGAACATTAGGATCTTGCATCGCTTGTGGGTTTTGTTGAATAGCAGCTACTTGTTGCATCTCATTTCTAAATTCAATCTCAACTTGTTCTTGAGCCATTAATGAAATGTGTTCAAAACAATTTTTTTCTAATGAAGCCATAACCACAGGAGCATTTCTTGCCATATTAGTAGCCATAAAATTTAAATGCGCTGTAATGTGTGCTCTGTGATCTTGACCAGGAAATGCTTGGAACGGTTTCCCAGCGAGAGCATCAATGTGTTCTAACGCTGGGTCCTTTGGTTGAGGTGGTTGTGGTCGAATTAAAATTTTATCTATGTCTTTTACACCTAATGCTTCATACATATTTCTGTAAACTTCATACTGATTATGGATGGCAGGATTTGAGGCTGCCAATTGCATTTCCGTTTGCGCAAGGGAAATACGCTGTGTCTGTGAGAAAATATTGGGATCAGCAACTGGCAGTATATCAACCCTATCATCAAAATCCGATTGCTTGATAGTCTTTTGACCACCAACAACATCGTATGGATATTCTTGAGGTAGATATAACTTAAAAACTCTTGCTAGTAATTTAAACTCAGATCGTAGTGCTGCATAAATTCTTTTGTGAATCGCAGACATTGTTCTCGATCCTCTTTCTAAAAGCGCAACGGTCGTGCCCACTGCCGCTTGTTGATTACCCTCTCCTACTTGAAGATCAGCTATAGATGCGAAACGCTGACCAGCTTGTACCACGACGCCCATAAGTGCTAATAGGGTTTGAGACGGCTCCTTAAATGGAAGCATCATAAATGCATCTCTAATATTTCCTCCTGGTGCGTCTACATCTCTAAATTCTCCAGGTTGAATAGATTGTGCATCGTCTCTGATTCTTATTCCTCTTTGTTTAAAACCTGCTGGCAGATTAGATAACGTTCCCGCATCTAAGAGCTGTCTTAAAGCAGCGGTCGCTGTTCTTGACAGTCCACCTATCATGTGGATTAGACCGAAACCATAAAATCCTAAACCTGGTAAAAATTTAAAATGTACAAAATATTGTATTTTAGTTTTTTTAGGGTCACCTACTTCATAGTTTCTTCTAATAGAAAGAATCTCTCTAGAGTTTTCTTCAATTGTTACAATGTAAGGAAGTTTAATACCTGTTGGCTCGCCGTCTTGACCCATATCTTCAAAACCTTCTAAATCTAAATTAACGTGACATTCTAATAAATTAAAAATATCTTCGTTTCTTGATTTAGTCTGTCCTTCAAGTTCTCTTTCCTTTTGTGTTACTTCTGACTCTTGTACGTCGCCTGGTTTTAATTCTATATCTCTATAGAAACCAGCAACTTGTTGTTTACGCATTTCATTTTCAGAAATTTTTACAACGTGAATAATTGATTCCGCATCATCTAATGAGGTAGCTGAATACGGAACAATTAAGTCTTCCGCAGGGACAAACTTAGAAACAGCTCGTCCTAATATTTCATCATAGTAAACTTTTTTAAATGATGAACCTGCTAAAGGTAAATAAAATAACATTTGATCAAACTCTGGTTCATATTCTTTCATCTGATCCATAATTTGATAATTCATAAAATCTTTTACTCTTAAAGATTGTTGTTCTTTTTCTGGAGTAGATAGACCTAAGATTTGTGTTCTTACTGGTCCTTCTGCTGGTAATAATTCTTTGTAAGCTAATGCTTGAAACTGAGTTACAGCTTCTGCTAACACAGGGTGTGTTGCACCAGATGCTCCTTGGAATGGTTCTGTTCTTTGATCATATTTAAATCCTAAAAGATCTAAACCTTCTCTGTAAGTTCTTTCCCATTCTTTTCTAGAATTTTTATAGTCTTGATAATTTTCAAAAAGTTCTGAGCCAAGCTCACCTAAAATATCTTCTGGTAAATGTTCAGCTAAATTTGCGTAATGGTTTTCTGCACCTTCAACAGAAGCAATTGCGGGATCATAATTAATATCTACAGATCCATCTTCGTTTTGTGTAAATTCAACAGGCTGACCAGCTTCAGCAATTTGCTCTTGTTCTTCAAGTTGCGCTTGTTCTATTTCTTCAGGTGCTGGAACGTTTATTGTTTGCTCTACGTTCGGTAGAGACTTGTCTATGTCTGCCATTTATTTTCTCCAATTTGTCAGATGTATCATTATTATACTTAATATTCAAGCCTTGTGGTAGAGGACCTGATTTAGGAGGTATTGTTGTAGTTAGTTTAGTCTTCTTTAAATATTTTCTTAACATTATCTACTGAATCAATGATTTCTTCTTCAAAATCTTTATAAACTTCTCCATCACCTAGTCTATAAACATCTTGATATTCTTGGAACTCGCCAGGTACATCAATAATTTCTCCTGTTTCTGGATTTACTTCTTTGTAAGGTTTAGTGTAAACTGTTTCTGCAGTATTACCATTATCTGTTTTATATCTGACTCTAACTGATTCAGGTCCGTCAATGACTTCTACATCTTGATATTTTTTTAAATCTCCATCTCTTAATTTAGTGACGTCTTTAGCTTTTTTACTAACTGTATTATAAATTGTCCAAAAATTATCTTTGACCCAAGACCAACCTTGTTCAGCCGCAGGAGCTACTTTCATAATACCTTCTTTAACAGCAGGTTTTTGTAATGCCTTACCAATACCAAATGGAAGTAGAGAAGCTAGTCCTAAACCTACTTTCATAAATTTTCTTTTTGAAGGATCTTCTGGTCCACCATTTTTAAAACTTTTACGAATTAATCCACCTTGTGCTGCACCAACACCATACACATCTTCAGAAGTTTGTTGTGCATCTTCTAATAGTCTTCCTTCTTCGCCAAGATCTTCTCTTCTCTTAGCTTCTTCTTTTAAATTTTTATATCCATAGTAAGCAGCTTCACCTAACAAAGAAGCTGTACCTATTGGTGAAATTGCTCTTGCATATTTTAAAGCTTTGATTGTAGGTAACCCTAAATTTAAAACTCTTTGTACTAATTTTTGTTTAGCTCTGTCCTTCATTCCTTTAGTAGCATAAATAGTTCCTTTAACTAATTCAGGAGCAAAAGCTGCTTCTAATCCTAAAACAATTCTTTTCTCTGGATCATTTAAATCTAAATTTCCTTTAGCTGCTTGAAAAGCGTAATCACCTAATACATAAGACGGAGAAAAATATACTCCAAAAGATCTACCTGCACCTTTTGCAATGGCAGATGCAGCTTTACCAAATTTACCTTTAGGTTTAGCAGAACCACCTTTTTCAAAACCTTGTGGTACAACTGCTTTTGTAGAATCAGTACCCATCTCAATAGCATCTACTAATTCTTCTATTTGTTCTTCAGGATATTTCATTTGTCTATAATAATTAGCTACATTATTTTTGTATTGATCAGCAATATTTGCTTCATATTGTAATTTTTGTTCATCTGTTAAATCAGAAAGTTTTTTAGCATTTGGATTTATTTGATCTATGTAACCAACTTTAGATGCTGGATTTACTTTGTTCATATTAACGTAAATATCTTTTGATTTAAAAGATTCACCTACAGTTGGAACTTTAATATCTAATCTTGGTATATTTTTTTCTTGACCTTTATAGTAAGGATTTTCTTTTGCTAAGTTAGAAACTTTTTTAACAGCGTCATCGTGCAAAGCATTCATTTCTTTTTTAATTTCTTTAATTTTTTTAATGTCATTATAAGTAAGTTCTTTATCAACAAATTTATTTAATTCTTTAAACAATTTATTGTGTGCTCCTTCATAACCTTCTTTCAATAAAATAGTTTGATTAATATAAGGATCTTGAAAAGTTAAAGTATTAATTTTATTAACGTTTGAATCTTTAAATAATTTAGGAAATTTATTTGTTTCTTTTATAGAAATAGGATGACCTACATCAGGAATCGCTTGACCACCTTCCGTTTTAAAAGAAGAATAAATATCTTCTTCTTTACTAACATTTCTTAATCGACTTTTTATGTTAGGTAATACTTTTCCATATAGATCTTCATCAAGTGCTTTTTCTGCGGCTGTTCTTTCAGCTTGAGCAGTTCCAGCTCCAAATACTTGTTTTTGATCATAATATCTATCTGTAATCTTTTTAGCTGCATCTTTTAAATTATAAGACTTCATTCCTCCTACATTAGCATCTAGTGCTTTATTCTTAACTTCTAATTTTTTCATTAATTGAGTAAGTGCATCTATTTGCTGTTTTTGTTGTTGAGGAGTTCCACCAGGTATACCTATCTTAAATATTTTAGCAATTTCATCTGCTGTATAGTAATCAGATTTGACATCAGAAATTAAATTTTTTAAATAATTTTTATCGTAATTTACTTTAGTTGTTGTTTCAGAATAAGGTATAAAATCTTCACCTATTTCTAAGACTCTTGCTTTTCTTCCAACATCAGCACCCGCACGTGTGCCTGTTTCAGATAATCTAACTCTATCAAAAATACCTTTTATTTTTTCTCTGCTTTCACCTATGGCATTAGCAGCTGCAGAAAAATTTCCTTTAAATTTTTCATTTGCAAAATCTAAAAAAGCTTTCATAAAAGCTTTTTCGGGTTCTCTATTTATTTTTTTTGTAGACTCACCTATTTTAGTTGAACCTTTGTACGGTTGTATTTTACTTAAAAGATCTTTTACCGTAGTAACCAAAGCTCCCTTACCATATCCCATACGACCACCTTCAGCCATATTAAATGGTCTATCTTCCATTGGAATAGATTTTCTTCTTTTATACTCTTCGTAAGTTTCTTGTGTTGGATCGAAATCATTTAAATACTGATCACGTAATGGACCAGGTGCTAAATCTTCTATTAAGTTTGCTTGTGATTTTTTTTCAAGGAATTCATCAACTTTCATGTTCCATGTTTCTGGACTGCCGAAGTCTTTCATTTAGAACCCCATTAAATAATTTAATCCACCACCAGCATTTTTATTTCTTTTTGTTCCTAAACCTTCTAACGCTTCATCCGCAGCTTTTTCATACATAGATTCCATTTTGTTCATAGAAAGATTATCATAAACTTTTCCGTAAGCATCAATAACATCGTATTGATCTATAGAATCTCTATCAATGCTTAATCTCTCAAACACATCATCTAAAACTGCATCAGCATCATATTTAAGATCACCAGAATATTGAATGAAATCATCAATGGATTCTTGAATAGCGTCTTTAAGACTAACACCTTCTTTTTTTAAAAGGTTAGCTAATCTTAGACCACGACCAAACGCGTAACCAATTCTTCCACCATCTTTCATACCTGATGGATCAAAATCTCCATCATCCATAATCTCTTCTGCTGATCTTATTTTTTTCTCTTTTAATCTTTTAACAGCATCTTTGTTTTGTTTATTCATTCTTGCAATCATCTCTGCTTCTGTTTCAGCTTTTTTACTCATACCAAAATAATCTGACATAAAATCTCCAACAGACATATCTTTGTATTTAGATGCTTGTTCTTTTAAATCATCTATCTTACCTTTTAGTCTACTCATAATACCAGATTCTTCTTCAGCTGTTGGCATCCAACCTTGAGGATTTTTTTTAGAATAAGGAGCATCAGGTCCTATTCTATCTGTGATATCAACTATCTTACTTTTACCTTCTATTTCTTTTGCTTGAGTTTTAAGTCTTGCGATTTCTTCACCATAAGGCGGTCTGCCATATTTTTTGATAAATTGTCTAAATAATGTCCAGTACATAACTAATAATACGTCCTTTGTTGTTGTGGCAATACCTCTTCTTTGAAATCTTCAGGATGTTCCAAGAAGCCTCCTTGCCTAAATCTCATAACAGCTTGCGTCATAGAATCCACCAAGTCATCGTGATCTCCATATGGAAAGGCTGCGCACTCTTCAATTACTTCTTGTGCGAAATCTTTATTTTTGGGCGCCCATATGCAGCCACTTTCAAATAGTGGTGCTACACTGTTTACTCTTGTATGTTTATCATTTCCTTTTGACGGTGTAAAGTTTAAAACTGGGATACCCATCTTACGTAATTCATAGGTTAAAGGTAGTCCAGATGCCTTAGATTCAATAATTACACTCTCTGGTTTCCAGTAATTATACTGCTCTAATGCTGTTCTTCTTAGTTCTGGAAATTCTAATCTTTCCTTAACAGCATCTAATAATATTAACTGTGGACCTGAATCTTCATTCTTATAAAACACACCCCAAGTGGTAATGGCCGAAAAGTCTGCTGTTTCCTTTTTCATAAAAGCCGTATCGTAAGATTGTATGACGTGATGCAAAGAAGGAATGTAATCGTGTTCCCAATCATTCCACCACTCTCGTTTGATGATGGCACCTTCTTCTGAAGTTGGGTTTTGCATATACTGCGCATTCCATTTTTGAATTCCAGCAGAAGCTTTTACAGCTTCTAATTCTTCTAGCTTCCAATACTCTGGCCAAACAGGTTTGCCTGATGGAAGTATGGCAGGGAATTCTATGAGCTCCCATTGATCAGCTTTAGCTTCTCGCTGCGCGTTTAACAGTGCTCCAGTCAAGTCCTTAGTATTCCATCTTGTCATTACAAGTACGATTGCTCCACCTGGCTGCAAACGCTGACGAGGTCCTGATGTATACCATTCGTAAGCTCTCTCTAGTGCTTGCATGTTCAATGCATCTTGTTCTGAATGCGGGTCGTCGATAATTAGAAGATTAGCACCCCGTCCTGTAATCGCGGAGCCTACACCTGCAGCATAGTATTCACCACCTTGTTGTGTTTCCCATTTACCAGCAGCTTGAGAATCTTCTCTTAGTCTAGTTTGAAATACTTGTTTGTACTCTTCAGAGTCCATTAATGTTTTTGCTTTACGACCAAATCTAACTGCTAGTTCCGTGGTGTGAGTAGATTGAATGATCTTGAGTTTCGGGTTTCTACCTACCATCCAAGCGGGCAGCAAGTAGCTAGCGAACTCAGACTTAGTATGTCTAGGCGGCATATTGATAATTAATCTTTTAATTTTACCTTCAGCCAGCTTATTAAATTTATCTGCTATAATTTTGTGATGTGCGCCTTCTACGAAATCAGGCCAAACGTGTTTTACAAAAGCCATAAAATCAGAATTGATTTTATCTTCTTTTTTCTTTTCTGAGTATTTCAGAAGGGTCGTCATAAACTCCTTCCTTACATCAGGGGGCAATTTCTTTATTTTATCTAAATCTATTTTCATTTCGAAAAATTTTTTTGCAAAATTTTTTAGGATTAATTTTGGAACCTTAAAAGTATTTATAGTCTATTTAAGTGTAAATCAAGCCATAAAGGGTAAGCTTTGGGACCCATATTTATTTAATATTAAATTAATCTATTAAAAACTTTTTGATTTTGGATCGGGCTTGGTACCTCTATTGCCGCCCGCCCCGAGGCGCGCAGCGCCGAGGGCGCGAAGCGCGGCGCCCGCAGGGCGCCGCACATGTGGGCTATGCTGCCCAACGTTTCAATGCTTTCTTCTTAATATAAATAACTGGACCACATACATAATCATCATAACCTGTTAT